GCATCATCGCCCCATGCACATCATTGGTGCACTAATGATTAGCACACTAACGATGTAAGCACTTACTAACTTCGCTGCTGCACTGCAACACTGTCAGCGATAGTGAGCACTAACTAACATTGACGGGGGGGATGGGGTAGTGGCAATGTTGTGATAATGTTGGATCACCATCGCTACAAAAAAAGAGTAATTAAGACTAATTATGTGTCATAATAGAGCAATAATATCAAAGACTTAGCACTGATAGTAATAAACTATGAAATCAGTAATGGAAACTGTGCACTGCGAAGGTCAGAGTAGTGGGTAACACTGAGTAAAATTACTCACTATAATGACCAATTCTGTGCACTAAGAAGAAGTATTGACAAGAGTATTACCACATACTGTGGCAAGTTATTCAAAAATGTGCTATAATCACTTACTATATTGCAAGCATAAGCAATAATCGGACAATAATTAAAAATAAATTTTATACTTCTCGTTAGCGTTATCAGTAGCGCCAGACGATATTGTAGAAAGAACTCAAAATTGGAAATAAAAGACCAAGATTCTGTGCTTGTGTCTTCTTCCGTGGATTCGCCTTCTTTGTCTACACAGGTCAGTGTTCCTGTGTTACCTAAGAATCCCAGAGGCGCTGGTCGTCCTAAAAAGACTGCTATTGCGGCGAAGAAGAAACGAGAATTGCGTGGCAGGCCTCCTGGTGAGGCAGCAAGGATACGCGAATTTCATGCGCGACTGCTCACCACCAAAGGTGACCACATCATTGAGACTATCATCAAGAAAGCCTTGGACCCTACCGATAAGGACCAGGCAGCGATGTTGAAGATGTGTGCCGATAGGCTATTACCGTTGTCTTACTTTGAAAAGGACAAGACAGGCGGTAAAGCTGGCATCACTATTAATATATCTGGGATTTCAGATACGAAGATAGAATCTGATGACACCATAGATGCTGAGGATGTAGACTTTGAATCTAGAGATTAAGTTACTACCTTGGCAGCAAGATGTATGGAATGATGACACTAGGTTTAAGGTAGTCGCTGCAGGCCGTAGAACTGGTAAAAGTAGACTAGCAGCATGGATGCTCATAGTCGAGGCACTACAGACCAATAAAGGTCATGTGTGGTATGTAGCACCAACGCAGGGACAGGCCAGAGATATTATGTGGCTCACGTTATTGGAACTAGGCCACCCAGTCATTGAGTCTAGCCATGTCAACAATATGCAGATCAGGCTAGTCAACGGCGCACAGATCAGCCTTAAAGGTGCTGACAGGCCAGAGACAATGCGTGGTGTCTCACTAAAGTTTGTTGTGTTAGATGAGTACGCTGATATGCGTCCAATGGTCTTTGAACAGATTCTTAGACCAGCACTGGCAGACTTAAAAGGCAAAGCACTGTTTATTGGTACGCCGATGGGTCGCAATCATTTCTATGACTTGTATAACTATGGTACTAACGGGAACGACAAAGATTACAAATCCTGGCACTTCACCAGCTTCGACAATCCGTTGCTTGACCCCAACGAAATCGAGACTGCAAGAAAGTCCATGTCTTCTTTTGCGTTCAGAACCGAGTTCATGGCTTCCTTTGAAGCAGCCTCTGGTGGCATCTTCAAAGAAGAATGGATAAAGTTTGATGATGAAGAACCTACTGATGGTAGGTATTTTATAGCAGTTGATCTTGCTGGCTTTGAGAACGTAGCATCAGCAACCACAGCAAAGAAAAAGAGATTAGACCAGTCAGCAATAGCAATAGTCAAGGTAACAGCAGATGGATGGTATGTAAAGAGTATTGAGTTTGGCAGATGGGACATTAAAGAGTCTGCACAAAGAATATTTGATGCTGTAAGAGATTATGAACCTGTGTGTGTTGGCATTGAAAGAGGCGCACTAAAGAACGCTGTACTGCCTTATCTTAGTGACCTGATGCGTAAATACAATGCCTACTTTAGAGTAGAAGACCTAACACACGGCAACAAGAAAAAAACTGACAGGATTACTTGGTCTTTGCAGGGTCGCTTAGAGCATGGAAAGATTGTGTTTAATGAAGCAGCCTGGAATAGTGAATTAGTAGATGAACTACTAAACTTTCCTAATGCACAAGTGCACGATGACTTAATTGATGCACTCAGTTACATAGACCAGATTGCTGTCGCTGAGTATATTCAGGACTATGATGATTCCGATTATGAACCTCTTGATAAAATATCGGGCTACTAAGGAGCAGTTATGTACCTAGAAATGTATGACAAAGAAGACTATGTTCCTCTTAATTGGGACAAGTTAGTCCAGAACCCTGCTGTCTTTGAAACCATCAAAGAAGAGATTGAAAAGAAGTTCAGTGCTGACTGCATGATGACAGTTATCACTGCCGCTAAAGAGGCTGGCCTTAAAGATGCTGACATCTTCCTACCTGTCGCTGACATGGAAAAGGAAGACGAAGTAGACATGGAAGAAGGAATGCCTGAATACGCAAGCCTTGAAGAAGACTCCATCGGCGATAGCACTGAGGACTAATAATGGAAACCAATAGCCGCAACATGAAGATTTCTGAGTGGGTACTATCACGCTGTGAGAACTGGCGTAATCACCGTGATGAGAACTACCTAGACTATTGGGACTCTTATGAGCGCCTCTGGCGTGGCATCTGGGCTGGTGAGGATGTGCATCGTGAGAGCGAAAGATCACGCATTGTAACGCCTGCACTACAGCAAGCAATTGAAACCTCTGTTGCTGAGATTGAAGAGGCTGTGTTTGGTCGTGGTGAGAAGTTCTTTGATATTGTTGATGACCAAGCAGACCAGCAGCGCATTGACGTAGAGCAGATCAAGCGTCAGATGACTGAAGACTTTAAGCGCAATCGTGTGCGTAAAGACATCAGTGATGTTATCTTGCTTGGCGCTGTCTATGGCACTGGTATCGGTGAGCTTGTTGTCTCTGAGAAGACAGAGAAGTCACCAGCAATGCGACCAATCGCAGAGATGGGCATCACCGCTGTTGGCGTAGAAGAAAGAACTAAGTTTAATGTTGGCCTAAAACCAATCAATCCTAAGAACTTCTTAATTGATCCAGTATCCACCAATATCGAAGAAGCAATGGGATGTGCAGTAGAAGAGTATGTGTCTATCCACAGCGTTGTTGCTGGCATGGAAAGCGGTGTCTATGATAAAGTAATGAACCTTGGTCCTACCGCTGTTGACACCGATCTTGAGCCAGTACAGGAAGAGATTGAGTACCAGCAAGACAAGGTAAAGATGCTTCGCTACTATGGTCTTGTACCTAAGTTTCTTATCGAAGCAAAGGACGATGAAGAGATTACATCGCTCTTTAACGAGAAGACTGAAGAGTATGGCACTGAAGCCGCTGACTACACAGAACTGGTAGAAGCAATCGTAGTCATCGCTAATGATCAGTATGTGCTAAAGGCTGAACTATCGCCTTACATGATGCAGGACCGTCCCATCGTAGCCTTCCAGTATGACTCTATGCCCAATCGTTTCTGGGGTCGTGGCATCGCTGAAAAAGGCTACAATATGCAAAAGGCCATCGATGCACAGATTCGTGCTCATCTGGATAGCCTTGCATTGACCACAGTACCGATGATGGGTATTGATGCAACTCGCCTGCCCCGTGGTGCTAAGTTTGAAGTTAGACCAGGCAAGACCATCCTTACTAACGGTAACCCAAATGAAGTGCTACAGCCGTTTAAGTTTGGCACTACCGATCCTGCTAATCTGCAGACCGCTGGCGAGTTTATGAAGATGATGCTGATGGCAACATCAACCATCGACAGCACCACGCCTACGGCTGATGGTGGTGGCCTTAATCCTGCTCTGTCAGCCATCATCAAGAAGAATAAGCGCACACTGGTAAACTTCCAAGAGCAGTTCTTAATTCCATTTGTAACCAAGTCTGCCTATCGGTTTATGCAGTTTGATCCTGATCGCTACCCTGCACAGGACTTTGTGTTTGTGCCAACCAGCAATCTTGGCATCGTTGCTCGTGAATACGAACAGATGCAGTTTATGAACCTGCTAAAGACACTTGGACCTGATAGTCCTATCGTGCCGATGGTGATGTCTGCAATCATTGAGAACAGCGGCCTAACCAATCGTGAGGAACTGCTACAGCAGATGGCTCAGATGTCACAGCCTAATCCAGAGCAGGCACAGATGCAACAGATGGCAATGCAGATGCAGCTGCAGAAAGCACAGTTGGAGATGGCTGATCTTGAGGCAGATGTAACACTCAAGCAGGCAAGAGCACAGAAAGAGGTTACTGAAACACAGTTGATGCCAGCAGAACTACAGGCCAGCATCGCTGCATCAGCGTCTAAGTACTTAGGCACTGGTCCCAACGCTACTGATGACTTTGAAAGGCGTGTCAAAGTAGCAAATCTAGCCCTAAAGGAGAAAGACATTGATACTCGTAAAGAAATTGCAAACTTGCAAGTCGTGGCTTCTAGACAAAGTTAAGACCATTAAAGACAAGATTAAGAAACTATTTTCATAAATTTAGCAATCTTTTCGTGTTCTTCGGCAGTGCCGTTATTTTTAATACGGTTAGCACGCATTGAAATTATAGCAACATTGCCTTTAATGTATTCTTTATTTGGATCTATTCTATCAAAAGAAGGCGAATTATCTTTGTAGCCTTCTTCTGTGAAATAGTCGAGTTCTATGCCTAATATTGGACAGTGAGTAGGAAAATCAATATCTCCAAACTCAATAGAAAACTCAATTCCAACACGAACAGCATTGGCTTTTTTGTTACGAAACTTCTCACGCATTGCTGAATATAGAAAAGATTTACGGTATTCGAGGTCTTTCCATCGTTTACCCCACTTTGCAACCATTTTTTCCTCAAAAGCGACTTTATTTTTGTTTCTTTTGATCTGAGTAGCGTCTACTTTATTCTTTTTACAGATCTGTTCTACTCGTTGTTTGGTTATTTTATTGTTTAGTCGTTTTGCTATTTCGGTGTAACCAAGTCCTTCCTTAGCCCATTGCAAAAGATTGGTTCTTTCTTCTTCTGTGATGACAAAATGATAAGGCATGGTTTCTCCTAGAGGTAAAAATAGCATTATATGCCACTTATAGTTGTGTGTCAAGAGAAAAAGTGTTATAATTATGCCACTATCGCCAGAATTACAACAATATTACGAAGATAGGCTCTCTATGATGTCCACAAAGGCGTGGACACAACTCATAGAAGACCTTTTGGATATGCGTACACAGTACGAAAACATCCGAAACTGCGATAAAGACACAGTAGAGTTCCGAAAAGGACAAGTAGACATCCTAGACTACGTTATTGGACTAAAGGATCTGTCTGAAAAAGCCTACGAGGAACTAAATGAAAAGATATTTTGACTTTCAGTGTGCCAAAGGCCACATAACTGAGAAATATATTGATGATTCTGAAAAAGTCATACAGTGTCCTCACTGTGGAAATGACGCAACCAGACTCATCTCTGCTCCTAGAGTTAGTCTAGAAGGTATTACTGGCGATTTTCCTGGTGCATCAATGGCTTGGGAACGTAAGCGCCAAGATAGAATTAAATGGGAGCGCAAAACTGGTCGTTCTGACCAATGGAAGTAAGCGGATAAGGAACCCCCGCACAATTTAAAGGTTCTTTTCTTAATGCTGTTAAGCACGGAGAGACATGATGGCTGTGATTATTGAGGAAGGCTCGGAAGAGTCACAAACTTCTGCTGTATTGACTGACGATACTACCCCCACTGTAGAGGATAATACCACTACTGTCGAGGCAGTGCAAGAGGATGCAGAGGCGTTACCTGACAAGTATCGGGGTAAAAGCGCAAAAGACATCGCTCAGATGCACATGGAGGCTGAGAAGTTAATTGGCCGACAAGGTAGCGAAGTTGGTGAGTTACGCAGGATTGTGGACGATTATATTCGCGCCCAAGCCACAGCAAAGCAGCAAATGCAGGCCCAACCTTCAGAAGAGATTGACTTTTTTGCTGATCCTAAGAAGGCGGTAGAAAACGCTATAGAGAACCATCCCAAGATTCGACAAGCAGAACAGTTGACTTTTGAGATGCAAAGAGCAAAGGCTTTGAATGCCTTACAAACTGCTCACCCTGACTATCAAAATGTGGTAAGAGACCCCAACTTCCAAAACTGGGTCGCTTCCTCAAAAGTTAGATCTGAGTTGTTTATAAGAGCCGATCAGCACTACGATTATGACTCTGCACACGAGTTGCTGTCGCTGTACAAAGACCGCAGAGGCGCTGTAGAGCAGACAGTAGCAGCAGAGAAGCAGGCACGAAGCCAAGCCGTTAGAGCAGCGACTACCACCGTATCGTCAGGCAGTGATGAAGCACCTACCAAGAAGATTTTTAGGCGTGCAGACATTATTAAACTCATGCAAACTAACCCAGATAAGTACGACATGATGCAAGAAGAAATCATGTCAGCTTATAGAGAAGGTAGGGTTAGGTAAACTAACACTATTAACAAAGGAATTTTAAAATGGCTAATACCGCATTCGCTCCAAATAATGCAGTTGTAAAATCCGCAGTCGATACCGCAGGTTTCGTACCTGAAGTATGGTCTGACGAAATCGTTGCTGCCTACAAGAAGAACCTCGTAGCAGCAAACCTCATCAAGAAGATGAACTTCAAAGGCAAGAAAGGCGACAAAGTCTACTTTCCTGCTCCTTCTCGTGGTTCTGCTTCTGCTAAGACCGCTACCGATGCAGTCACTTTGATTGCTGCTGGTGGTACGGCTCTGTCGGTTTCTATCGACAAGCACTTTGAGTACAGCCGACTGATTGAAGATCTGGCCGAAGTTCAGGCTATGTCTTCGCTACGCCGTTTCTACACGGATGACGCTGGCTACGCTCTGGCTACCCAGTTAGACACCGATGTTATTCGTCTAGGTCGTCTGTCACAGGGCGGCAACTGGAACGGATCCGCTGCTACGTTTGCTTATGGCAATGGTTATATTGGTGGTGATGGTGCTACTGCATTTGATGCAACCGCCAACAGCAACACTGGTAACGAGACTGCTCTGACTGACGAAGGCATTCGCCGTGCAATTCAGCGTCTGGATGACCAGGATGTTCCGATGGATGGTCGTTTCCTGATCGTTCCTCCTGTTGCTCGTAATACGCTGATGGGTCTTGCTCGCTTTACTGAGCAGGCTTTCACTGGTGAGTCCGGCAATGGCAACACCATCCGCAATGGTCAGATTGGTGACATCTACGGCATTAAGGTCTATGTTTCGACCAATGCTGATACCGCTACGACCTCTGACACTGGCGATACCAACCCCCGTGTTTGCTTGATGGCACATCCTGAGTTTGGCGTGCTGGTTGAGCAGTTGGGTGTTCGTGTTCAGACTCAGTACAAGCAAGAGTACCTTGCTACGCTGCTGACCGCTGACACGCTGTATGGTGTTGGCGAACTGCGTGACACCTCTGCTGTTGCTCTGGTTATCCCTGGCTAATAGTAACGGCCCCGCTTCGGCGGGGTCTTCTTAATTAAATAGGAGATAATTATGGCAAATGCAACCTCGGTTGTAGTAGTAAAAGATGGTCGTGAGCAGTTTCAAGGCGTATTTGAAAAAGTCTATGAAGTTCGTGCTCTGATTAACGCAGACAGCCTTTCAACTGGAACTAACGATGTTGATACCATCGCTGTTCCTGGTGTTGCTCTTGGCGACATGGTTCTTGGTTGTTCACTAGGTGTTGATGTTGCTGGTATGCAAGCAACTGCTTATGTTTCCGCTGCTGATACTGTAACTATTGTGTTTAATAACATTACAGCAGGTACAGTTAACTTGGCTGAGACAACGATTAAACTCGTTATTGGTCGGCCTAGTTTCTAAAACCTTAACGGTTTTGCCCTCACAAGGGGCTTTTCTTTAGCATCTTTGCTGAAGGTGTTAAAGAAAACATAGGAGTTACTATGGTTCCTCAGACCTTTCCATCCGTTTATGCCAGTTCTAATGGCAAGACAGCGATGGTTGTTTATGCCATCACAGATACTACTGGTTTAACTCGGTGGGTTGACTATATTCCTGTCAAGTCATCTCCAGATACAGATGTAATCAATTCTTATAATAACGATGGCACGCTGATGGTGAGCCAGTTATTTGATGTTTCAGGACTTCAGGCAGGGAAAGACTATATTCGTGTATACGAAGATGCTGCGGCAACAAAGCGGTGGTTTATTTCCTCTGATGGTTTTATTCCTGTATACAAACTTGGAGATTTCCTGTATGACAACTTATCGCTAGAAGATGGTGACAACCTTCTTATCGAAAGCGGAGAACTACTCTTACTAGAGGGCTAAAATGGCAGATAAAAAAGTATCAGATCTTACAGCACTGACAGGCGCATCTTTGGCCTCTGGTGACTTATTCTACGTTGTGGACATCAGTGAGTCCACTGCTGCAGACAAAAGCAAGAAGATCGCTTATTCCGAACTACAAAATGTATTCCTAACATCTTCTTCTACCATTAGTGGTGGAACCTACGCTTAATCGGAGATATAAATGGCAACGATTTTAACCAAGAAAAAAGACACCACTGGCGCTCCAGTCGCAGGCGACTTAACTAACGCTGCTGGTGGTGCTGAACTAGCA